TCGCCGCCTGCATTCCAGACGGAAATCTGCGCCTCGACTGCCTTTGCCTCGGAAAGAATCTCATTCGTCAGGGCAAACTGGCATCTGCCCGCGGTCGCATCCGTCACCTCCCCCTGATTAAAAAATGTGCCGCCGTCCGCTTTTCTGAATGTGATGCGCACCTGCTCGCCTGTCAGGTCGATTGGCACACCGTTTTCATACAGGCATACATCTAAATATCTGGATTTTGTATCATGCTGCACGGGACGAATCCCGATGCTGTTCGGCTTTTTGTTCACATCAATTTCCAGCCGATTATACGTTTTTGCCATTTTCCCACTCCTTTCTGTTTTCCGCATCAAAAAAGCACATCCATTTTATTTTCAGATGTGCCTTTCTTGACAGAATATCTTCTTTTTGTTATCATAAGCATAAGAGAAGGATTGCCACCTTTCGCAGGGCGGCTAGTCCAAGTAGTTGGTTTTAGCCGTCTAACTTCGCAGGTTAGGCGGCTTTTTCATTATTTCTTGTTATGAAACAAGGAAATAACTCCGATGATTACTAAGCAAAAAGTAAATAACCCTTCGTATGTAACCATAAGCGTCACCTCCTTCACGGGAAGTGACTAACCGCCAGTTGGCAATCCTTCATTTATACCATACCATACATTTCATTTTTCGACAACTACAGCCATCTCCAACGGGGCTGTATTTTTATTTTGCTGACATTCTCAGACCAGCTGATTTCGTTTTTCCCGACCTCAAATCTGGGAAAATCCGCACCGCCGTATTTGCTGTTTTGGTTGGTGTTACCCTTAAACACCTCCATCATTTCACTGTCAATGGTGATGCTCTCCTCCACGTTCCACAGCGAGTAGGAATTGCCGTTGATGGCAAGCGTGATATCCCCACTGCCGTAAACCGTAATCAATGGTTCGCTGTATACCGTGCCACTGTTGCGGATGGTGGTCGGGGCAGTCAGCTCCAAAGCATCCCCTGCGGCATTGACACTGTATTTGAAGGGCTGTGTATCCAGAATAACCTGAAATTTCTGGAACACACGCATCATCTGGGCGATGCTGATTTTATTTGCAATCGTTACGCGGTAAACCTTATCCGGTTCTGTTGAAAATGTCATTTCTCCGCTGCCGACAAGCCATGCTGTGACTTCGTCCAGCTTTGCGCGCTTAATCAATGCACATTCCATCGTCCTGTCATAGCTTTCATAGACACCCTCATCCGTATGCAAAGATCCGTTTCGCCCTGCCACGGTAATGCTCTCTACTCGCCGCTCCGCACGCACCGTTTCCGGCATAGCGGTCACAATGACCCCCATCTCTCGGCTGTCAACGCCTTTGAATGTAAACCATGCCTCATGTATCATTTGTTACCACCCCTTCCTGTGTCCTGCTGTCTGCGGAGAAACTCGATCTGCTCTGCGACAACTCTTGCTTCTCTTTCGCTATTCACACTGTCGATATGCACATTGATGTCCCCGTAGGTGTAGGTCTGAGATTTACTGATGCCGCCTGTTGCCGTTTCCACTCTGGGCGGACGTGCAACTGCGTCCATGCTGTTCTGTACCGTCCGCATCACCGATTTCATTTTATCTTTGATGCCGATTTCGTAGCCCTCCATGGAATACTCGCCGAAGCCTTCAAAAACCTTAGAGGGCGAATGAATGTCCAGTTTAGCCTTCGCCTTCGCAATCGCCGCCGCTACCACTTCTGCAACTGCCTGAATTACGCCACTCCTTCCGTTCTCAATACCATCGGCAAGTCCTGCCATCATCATTTCGCCAATATTGACATATTCAACACGAAAACCCGTCATAACCTCGACAAGCCTCATTTCAAGTGCCTGCACATATTCCGTCAGAACAGGCTCCTGTGCCTGCAAAGATGCAACAATCTGTTTCATAGTTATCCCCTGCGTATTCTGGTTTGCGGTCGCAACAGCTCCGGAAACAGCACCTGCAATGTCAGTTTTACTGCCGGCAGCCATGCCCTGTGCAAAACTCTTTGCCGCTTCTGTCCCTGCCTGATACAGTTCATCCTTGACCTCTCCGAGGGTCTGCGGCAGCTTTTCGGTGTAGTTCTGTTCCAGTGCATCAAATTCGCTTTGATAGAATTTTTTCGCCGCATCTGCCGCCAACTGCTGTTTTTCTTCGTATTTTTGGATGTATTCCTGCAATTTCACATCAGACATACGAGAGAGCTTATCCATGTAGTCCAGTGCATCATCCACGCTCATTGCGGAGATTTCACTCATTAAGCCCCCGGACAAGCCTTTTGCCTGCATTTCTTCAATCGCATTGCTGTATTTCTGAATCTTTCTGATTTCGGCATCCAGATCCCCAAGCTGGAATATCTCCTTATCATCCTCCGTTTTCACGCGTTCAAACAAAGAGCCGTAGTCGGCCAGTTTTTCCTGTAAGCTGGTTTGCTTGCTTTCAATCTTGGAAAGTGCCGATTCATATTCCTTCTGAAAGGTCTGCAACGCAGAAAGCCGCTCCTTCAGCTTTTTCTCCTCTGCTGTTTTTGTGGCATCCTCCTGTTTTTTATTCCAGTCGCTTTCCAGTTTTGCAATTTCTTCCTGTATCTTCTGCCGATTCTTCTTTTCTGCCTTTTTCAGCTCCGCACGCTTTTTCGCAAGGTTGCTCTCGTATTCCCTCAATTCCTCGGCGGCTTTCTTTTCCTCTGATTTCTTCTGTAAGGTTTCAATTTCGCTGTTGGTTTTCTCTAATTCGCTTTTCAGCACATCCCCAACCTTACGGGCAGTTTTCTGTGCGAAGGCTACCATGGAATCCATCCCCGCTGCCGCCTCCGCAATGTCCTCTGCCATCTTTTCAGCCGCTTCGACCGCCTTTCCTGTGCCATCCTCGATGCCGACAGCAACACCGGCAGGAATCTGTTTGCCGACCTCATCACGCATGACGCGGGAAGGGGAATGAATATCAAAGAACTTTTTCAGGGTTGAAGCCGCAGATGAACCAAGTTTTGTAGCCGCTGCGACCACTTTATTGATTGCCCCTTTTGAAAGTAGACCATTTGCAAAACCCTTTGTACAATTTTCAGCAACACTCTCCATTTCGGATTCCGCTTTTTTCATTTCAATAAGCCCTTTATCCTTCATAGTTACAAGTGCATTTGCATATAGCACAGCATTTTCATCTACTCCGGCTTTCAACGCCTTCGGGACTTCCCTGCCCGCATCCGCATACGCCTGTACCGCATTCAAAAAATCATCCTTCGTGGACATTAAAGCATCCAATTCCGCCTGCCCGATATCATAACCTGCATCCTGTGCCATTTTCAATCTGGTTGCAAAATTTCTCGATGTGACTTCCAGTTGCTGATCCAGCTGATCCTTTGTTTCATCTGTCACTCTTTGCTGTTGATATACATACTCATTCAGCCCGTTTTTAATTTCTTCCAGACTGTTAGACTGACTCAAAGTCAAAAGGCTGTTATATTCATCGATGTCCTGATAGGAGCTGCGCAGGATGTCGGTCTGCTCTGTATAAAGCCCCTCCATTTCCGCAAGGTCATCCTTTACCTGCTGCAAAGCAGACATGGCTTTTGTCTGTTGCCCTGTACTGCCGTTCATCAGCGCGTCTTGAAGCTCTTTCTCCTTTTCAATCAGCTCCTGTTTTTTTGTGGCAATATCATCCTCCAGAGTTATAAGGTTCTGCATTGCCTCTGCTTGGTTCTGGATTGCCGCCGTATAAGCCTCCTCTTTTGCGTTCAAAAGGGCATTGACACGCTTCTTTTCCATCAGCAAATCCAGATTATCAGCCGTCTGCACATAAGCCTGCCCTTCTTTTTCCGTCAGAGAAATTGCATTCGGAATCACACTGTTGATTTGCTCCGCCAGAGCCTTTGCCCTGTTTTCGTAGCCATCCTTTACCTGTCCGTTTGCATCGCAAAGCTCCTGCAGCTGACGAATCAGGCTGTCTGTGTAATCCATTTCAGAAAGAGATTGATTGATGCTTTCCTGCGCCGTTTCCTTCATGCTCTTGCGTGCCTCTGCCTGCTGATTGATGAAATCTGTTGTTTCCTCCAGACGCTTTCGGAACTCGCGCATCCCCTCGCTTTCTTCCTCTGTCGCAGAAAGCAGAGAAACCAGCCCAATGGTCAATGCTGCCGCACCTGCAATCAGAAGTCCGAGCGGACACGCCGCCACCACAGCATTATAGGCAGTCTGTGCCGCAGTCATGAGGGCAATCTTTCCTGTTACCACGCCAACCACAAGCTCTTTTGCGCTCAGCGTAGAGGTCAGCAGTAACTCCGCATTTCGATTGACTGCCAAAGCCGCTGTATAAACACGCACTGCCTTTTCCGCCGCCTGCCAGCTTTTCACTACCGTAGAAAGACTTTGCACTGCCTTAAAGGTTCCGATTGCCGCCGCCGCTGTCAGCGTTACATTCTTAATCTCCTTTGTGTGTCTGAGCATAGCCGCAAGGGCGTTGATTGCCTTCGGCAGAGCCTTCACCGCCAGAGCGGTTGTTTCCTCCATGAAATGCCCTGTGCTTTCCGCAAGGCTATCCACACTTTCCGAGAGTTTTCCACTCCGCAGATTTCTTGCAACCTCATCCACCGATGTGATAGCGGTTTCCGCAGCCTCTTTCATAGGGGTTTCAAATTTTTCATAGACCTGTATACCAAGCCCTTCCAGACCACTGCCGAGAATCGTCATCTGCCCCTTGAGGTTGTCCATCTGCACATCTGCCATATCCTGCATGGCACCGCTGCTGCTCGCAATGGATGCAGAAAGATTGTCAAACTCCACACCACAACCCGCAAGCATTGCCTCCGCACTTTTCAAATCTACTTTATTGAAAATATTATTCAGTACGTTTGTTTTTTGCTCTTGGCTCATGCTTTGCATTGCAGCGTCCAGCTTTTTGAAGGTTTCATTCAGAGGATTCAGATTCCCTTCCGCATCAAATGCAGACACACCAAGGCTTTTCAGCGTTGCCGCCGCTTTATCTGTCGGTGCGGATAAGGATAAAATCATGTTTCTCAGAGCCGTACCACCCTCTGCACCCTTGATACCTCGGTTCGCCAGAACACCGAGAGCCGTATTCAGCTCTACTGTGCCGCCTGCAAGGTTCTTCGCCGTACCACCAACGGTCAGAATTGCTTCGCCAAGCTGTGCCACGCTGTAGTTCGCCTTACTGGATGCCCTTGCCATCTGGTCTCCGAACTGTGTCAGATTGTCCGCGCTCGCCTCGATGCCCAGAGCCGCCATTGCATCTGTCGCAAGGTCAGAGGCATACGCCAAATCAAGTCCGCCTGCCGCCGCCAGATTCAGCACAGAGGGCAAAACCTCTGCGGATGTGCCTGCGTCATACCCCGCCAAGGCAAGATAGTTCAGAGCCTCCGCCGCCTGCGTGGCTGTAAATTTTGTAGTTGCGCCTGCGTTCTTCGCTGCCGTTGCCAGTGTTTCATAAGCCTCACTGCCGTTGCGGATTTCCGAAACGCTCATTCCCATCGTTGCCGCTACTTGCGACATGGATTCCTCAAAGTCACTGCCAACCTTGATTGCCGCTATGCCAAGCCCCGACAGCGTACCCACCGCCGCCGCTGCCGCAGAAACCGCCGCTTTCATGGCTGCCTTCATACGAGCGGAGCTTTGTTCGGTCTTATCCAAATCCTTTGACAGTGCATCCGAGCTGTTCCCCAGCTCCTGCATTTCCTGTTCCATACGGTTCATTTCCGTAGTTGTGCGGTTCATCTGGGTTTGCAGGTCATTCACGGTCTTAACCTGTCTGTTGTAGGCATCCTGCGCCTTACGCGCCTCCTCACTGTTCTCCCCGAATTTCTGCTTGGATTTTTCCAGCTCATCCGACAGGGTTGCAAGCCTTGCCTTTGCACGCTCGCTCTGGTTTTGCAGCAGCTTCATTTTCTCCGCCGAGGCATTGAGGGAACGCTTTAAAACATCACCCTTTGCCGTTACTGCGCCTTCGCTGTTCTCCATGCCCGAAAACGCAGAAACTACGGATTTCATTTCACTGCCTAAGTTTTTTAATTGAGAATTGATTGCAGATAGGCTCGACCGAAACGCCGCCTCGCCGTCAATGCCAATCTTTGCACCAATATCCGTTCCCATTCCGTCACCTCCTTTTTTGCATGAAAAAAGCACCCAAATGATTTGAGTGCTTTCTGATTTCTTTGTATTTAATTTAAAAGTGTGCTTATCATTGCATCCGTCTGATACATGTCATTATCCTTGCGTGTGTATGTGTATTTTACAACTGTGTCCGTTTTGGAGTAATATGGAACTTTCCAGAACACAGTAATTTCGCTGACATTCTGTAAATCTGTTCCTATTCTTGCAGCAAAATCTTCACTGTACATAGCCAGCATTTTCTTGGTTGTATCCTTTGAATTCTTCACGTTCCAAGTTAAATCTACCAGAAGAATGTAGTCACCTTCTGCGTCTGTCCCCAGATTTTCGTTCACGGTAATATCGGAAATGGCAGTTGATTTATAATTCTCTGCACAGATTTGTCTTGCGCTGTTCTCAATTTTTTCCTGTTCTGTCATTGTGCTTTTTTGTGAATCTGGTTGCTGTTCTGCGTCTTCCGAATCATCGGCATAGCCGTTATCCATCAGCATAGATGTTACAACCTTCTCAACATACTTCTGTCCGCCATAATAGCACGCCGGGGCTTGCAAAACATCACTGTACCCCGCATATTCCGCATAAACACACACCTTTTCTCCTACCTTTGGAACAGCAAAATATTTTTGCAGAACTTCCTCTGTAAAGCCTCCGTATTCCACGCCTAACATCATTAACAGCAAACTGGGGTCAACAATAGAAACCTCTCCGACATCCGTCTTAACGGTAAAAGAGCCGATACTCATACCTTCTTCGCCCTCCGTTACCTCACTTTCTGTTACCTCACCCTCAATCTTATACAATTCGCCTTCCAAGCCGTTTTCGCTTGCAGGCGTTGTATAAATGATTTCTGGCGGTTCACCAAAATTGGCGGTATCTACAAAGGCATCTATGTGTTCCGGATACACCTTGACCTCATTGGTTTCCTCTGTCTCTGTTTCTGCCTGTTCTGTTCCGCACCCTGCGGCAACGCCCATCATCAAGCAACCACATAATAAAACAGCCAAAAATTTTTTCATACTACCCCTCCTGTGTCATATCGTGCCATTTTTCTAAAATTTATCACATAACATGACGTATATCAAGAATATTTTCACGATTTTACACAAAATCCATCAGCCGCCAGAATTCCGCTTCCTCCTGTGCCTTGGATTTTTTCATTTTTGCGCCTTCGTTTCTAATCTGCTCCACAGCAATCAGGTCGCACAATTCGCCAAAGGGAAGGGCATAGGCTATCTCATAGGACAGCCCGATTTTCAATCCGTACCAGATGCACCACCCGACATCTGATTCTGTCGAGTGGTCTCCGCGTTTTTTCCTTCTTCATCTTCTGTTTCAATCCTTCTTTCGCTGCCGTCTGCAATCGTTTCAAAGATTTTAGTCTGCATATCCAGAAGATCATCCATGCCACATAAATCATAAAGCGCATCATAACTCAGAGGGGGCGGTGTGCTGATGCCTTCCACCTTGGCATATTTCGCCCCTGCATCCATCATGGCAGACAGCAACCAGAAGCTCTCATCCATTTTCTGCACCTCTGTCCCCTCCGTCAGCGCCTTCCCGATATTTTCCGCGTTCTCGTAGCGTTCCGAACAAGCACGCATCACGCGAGCGGAAAAGCACAGCAGATATTCCTTTTTGTTAATTTCAATTTTCGCCGTTCTCATACGTTTCTTCCTCCGTTTCCTCCGTCAGATTTACCGTTTCTTCTCCCCCGTCATGCTCGGCTGTCATGACGGCATTCATTGCTCCCCCGTAATACCGAGGAATTTCTTAATTGCCGCCTCTGCGTCCGCCTCGCTGTCCATAGGGGAGGAAATCATCTTCCAAGGGTGTCCTGCGGCATCGCTGCGCAGAATACTACCGCTGATTTCAGGTGTCCCCCATTCGACCTTTTCTCCCTGTGTGGTAAAGGTGTCGTTAGGGTTGGTCGGCTGAATCTTCGGCAATACAACCGCCTGCCACTTGGTTGCACCGTTTTTCTGGATTTTTATGATTGCGCCAAAGCCAAGGTAGGGCGTTTCCTGCTCATCATTCCAGATGTACCATTTCGCATCCTTGGTGCTGACATCCGATCCCGTCATTGCCTGCTCGATAATACCCAATACCTGCAGCATAACATCGGGCAGCAAATCATCCGTTGTCAGCGTCCATGTACCGCCTGCAAAGGTATTCGCGCTCTCCGCAGGTCCATTGTCTGCATAAAGGATATTATCATCCGCGCCCTCCAATTCAATGGAAAGCTCTACCGCCTTGCCCATCAGCGCGCCGCCGCTGTAGGACACGACTTCTCCTGTGTTGCTGTATTTTGCACAATAAGGTTTGCTCAAGCCAATCTTTGCCATATCTCCCTCATCCTTTCATCGTTCTTTCGATTTCCGTTTCAAATACTTTTTTCATTTCTGCCTCCGCCTTTGGCTTCGCCGTTTTCAATGCCTTTCGCACAAACGGCGTTTTCTGAGAAAAGCTTGTGCCGCTTTCCGCAATTCTGGCAATCAGCGCAAGGGGCTGTCCCTGCGGATATTTCGGTGTTCGGATGTCACTGTAGCCTGTAAAGCCGACAAGCGTATCCATCCTGCCCCCCTCCGATTGAAAGGGCGCAATGCCCAGACCCTTTGCAAGTGCCGCCTTCTGTTCGTCCGTGATTCCCTTGAGATAATGCCCTGCACTGCGGTCATTGTCGGTTGGCAATGCCTCCACAGCAGAGCGGATTTCGTCCGCCGTCACGCCTGCGCCCTCATAAAGCGCCTTTTTCGTAATGCCCTCCGCACCTTGCCACAGCTTTTCCAGCTGTGCTATGTAGCCATCTAAGCCTGTGAAGGTAAGCTTCGCCATCAGAACACCTCCCATACCCATTCGTAATGCGTAAAGCCTGTTTTCTCCTCATACTGCACGCTGTTTAATTCCCATGCAATATAGGGGGATGCGTCAAAAGCCGCCTCCAGTTCCTCTTTCCATGGGTCAAACTCTTGCTTGGTAAAAAGGTCGGTTGTGCCGGTGACGGCTTTCTCCGTGTGGGTATCGTCCGCAGTCAAGTCGTTTGCGCCGTCCTCCTGCCAAACAAAATATCGGTCGGATTTCATGGTTCTTCCGTGCCGCACCGCATCCGTCACAGCAAGGTGTGTCGCTATGATGTGTTCCTGCCAGCTCATGCCATCACCTCAAATTCCTGTTCGATTTTCGCAAGTGCCAGATCCACGCAGGGCGGATAAATCTCCATAACCTTCTGCACCGTATCAATGCGGTATTGCTTTCCTTCCAGAAGTGCAACATCCTGCGGAGAAACCGCCCCTGCAGCAGGTACCCGAATCACGCGCACAATCTCCACCTGTGCCTGCTTGCTCTGATAAATGCGGTTAATGCCAAGTCTTTGTTCCGCAAAGCGCAGATTTATTTTTTCTGTCAGCTTTTCCTGCGGCGCATAGCCTGCCTTTGCCGCATCGCAGACAGTGCAGATTGTCACAATCCCGTCATTGAACGCCTGCGTAATTTCATGCTTCGGTCTGTTTGGTGCTTTCCACATACTCTCTCACCATTCTTTCGTTCTGCATATTCAAAATCAATGCCATGTAGTTGTTTTCAAATACATCCAGTGCCTCATCCCTGGCGTAGCGTACAAATTCCATCATCAATGTACGGGGAAGTCCGTCCGCATCATATTCCAGAACGCTACCACCCTTTTCGTTCAGATATGCCATTGCGGCGGCAATAAAGCCACGAATCTTGTTATCCGTGGCTTCATCGTCCCATGTAATATTCAGATGGTTTTTGACATCTGCCAGAAGCTCCGCAGGAATCCTCTGCCGCTGCATCAGGATTTTGTCACAGTGACGGTATAGGCTTTGGTGGTTGTGCCGTCAGCCGCCGTTACAGTAACCTTAACGGTATTTGCGCCTTCCTTCCACGTTGCCGCAGAGCCATTGTCTACCTCTGCATCATTTACCTGTACGCTGATTTCTGCGCCTGCATCAGAGGGTGCTGCTGTAATCGTGTTGGTTGCGTTTGTGGTTGCCGCCGTATAGGTTGTGGTTTCCTTCGCAAACGCAGGAGACAGGCTCAGGCTGCCAATCTTCAAGTCAGACAGCGTTGCATCATTGGAGGCGGTCGCCGCTTCCACCTGCTCCACCTTATAGGTCAGCGGCTTGAGGTCTGCAATATCCAGATACAGGAAGGCGTTGTTATCCATCGGGAAACCGTTTGCATACAGCTTCACCAGATAAACCCTGTTATCCTCCAAGAACTGATACTGGTCGGAATAATCAATCTTCCCCTCCTTGCTCATGCCTGCCGCCGCAAAGTATTTTTTGCCCAGACCAAGAACTGCCTCTCCTCTGCTCAACGCCGCAGACTGGATAATTGTCATGGGGTAAGGCACAACATCATTGCGATAGGTGCCATCGGGAGCCATTACCGTTGTTGCAGGCATCACCCTCTGGAAATAATCCTGCGGATTGACAATCAGAAGGACATTCTCCACCGCTCTTGCCTTCCCGTTGGGGTCTGCCGCAATCAGAGAAATCAGATTGCCGACCGTTTTCACGGAAAGGTCATTTACCTTGATTTTCTCCTTTGCAGGATAAACGCCGCCTGTTACGGTAACGCCATCACCTACCTGACGCATCATGCCGATAGGCTTTTCATGCCCATTCCCCTTGACAATGCCTGCCTCCAGACCATTCGCCAGTGCTTCATACAGAATCTGTCTAACGTAATTGTCCAGCCATTCGGGGCCCAAGTCCAACATCGCCTTGCAGACAGGCAGGAAGGCGGACAGCTTCAGCAGGGTTGCATTGACTTCTTTGAAGCCGGAAAGTAGTTTCTTCACAATCGTATCCGTCAGTGCGCCCCACTGCGCCTCCTGCCGTCCGTTGGTATTCATCAGCATCTTGATTGCGCCGCCTGTGGACAGGAACCCGATATGGGACAGCAGAGGATGCTCCTCCCTCAAGTCATCAAATACGGAATCAATCACCGTTTCCGGCATCACAACATCCAGATTTGCCAGTGCCTGTTTAGGGTCTGCGGCACGCATTGCCTCGCCCAGCTTCTGGTAATACTGTTTTTCCTGAGAGGTCAGCTGACGCACACCACGGGAGGTCAGCGTCCTGCTGTCATTCTCCTGTCTGAGCTGTTCGATTTTGCCCTCATAGTCCTGCTTGATGTCCTCGCCGATGCACGCCATCATGTCATTCATGGCAGAAGCAAAGCCCTCCTTGTCATCCTGCTGCAACGCTGTCTGCATTGCCTGTCTGATTTCTTCTCTTGTTTTTGCATCATTGTGTTTCATTTTCTATCACTCCTTTATTTTTCTGCATCAAAAAAGCCGTTCAGCATCGCCATGATACTATTCGGCTCTTCCTTCTGTTCCGGTTTTTCTTTCGGATCACGCTCTCCTTCTCCGATACACGGCTCTGTCAGCTGACGCAGCTGTGCCACAAGGCTTTTTTGCATTTCAATCCTCTGCTGTACGTTTAGATTTGCCTTCTGCATCACGCCTGCAACCTTGGCAGGATCTGCATCCTCCTCCGCAAATCTGTCCGCCAGACCGTATCTGATGCAGTCCTCTGCGGTCAGCCATGTTTCGTCATCCATCATACGGGATAACAGTTCTTCTGTGACCTTCTCGCCCGCCTTCTGCAAATATGCCTGCTTTCCGGCATTGTTGATGATATCCAAATCATCCGCCGCCTTCCGCAGCTCTGCGGCATTGCCATAGGAGAACATCCACATGTTATGAATCATCATCAGCGCATTTCTTGGCATGATGATTTCATCCCCTGCCATGGCAATCACAGAGGCAATGGAGCAGGCAAAGCCGTCAATATAAACGGTTTTCTTCGCGGGGTGCCGCTTCAGCTGGTTATAGATGGCAGTACCCTCAAATACAGAGCCGCCGTAGCTGTTGATATACAGCTTGATTTCCGCAATATCTGCGTATTTCGCCAGCTCCTCACGGAAGGTATTTGCACTGGTTTCACTGCGAATCACCTCATCCGTCCACCAATCGTAGCCGTCGCTTTCCACATCGCCGTAAATATAGATTTCCAACACGCCGCTTTGCTGTGCCGCCTGTTTAATTTCCCACATGTTTTTCCTATCCTTCATGCTTATTCACCTCCCTTCCCATCAACGCGGTGCATCGCACCATCCAGAGTTTCAAAGTTTTTGGTAACAAAATGCTGATTTGCCCAAGGCTCATTGATTTTCGGCATTCCTGCCGCATCCAGTACGTCATTCACACAGAACGCCGCAGAACCTATCAGCTTCTCGATATTTGCCGCATTGCCGAACAAATCGAAATGCAAAATTGCGGAGGTATCAATCTGCAAATAGGTGCCTTCCTTCCATTCCGAAAAGCCGTACCGTTTTCGGTTGATTTCCTCAGAAAGCTGATCGCAAAGAGGGTCAATGCAGGTGGTCAGCCACCTTGTCATAGCATCCTTGGAATCCGCCACATCGCCGAAAATCAGCACAGGCGGAATCAGAAACCCTCTTGCCGTGAAGTCAAAAATATCATCCACCAAAGCACGAATATCTCTTGTGGAACGCTGTGTATCCGGATTTCCGCCGACATCCTCGTATTTGTACCCGTCAAATTCCGGCAAAACGCCGTTTTCGGATGTCAGAAACGGCTTTACCTGATTGCTCAGCATCTCGCCAAAGACTTCGTTCCACCCCTTCTTGCCGTCCTTGCTGTCACCGATATTCCCTGCATTTGCAATCTGGCTGACGTGTACCTTCAGGTGTCTGCCGCTGCCCCATTCGTAATTCTTCATTGCCGCCTGCACCAGTCTTATGTATGACTGATACAGCCCATTCAAAACAGGCTTAATATCCTTATGGTTGAGCCGCAGATGCAGCACTTCGCTTTCCGGAAATGTCTTTTGATAGCTATCCTCGCCGACAACTACGCCCTGATATTCGTTTTCCTTCCATGGATGCTCTGCAGCCCTTGTAAAGCTGTCCGCCACCGCCAGATATTCCCGTCCGCCCGTTTTTCCGCCGCTGATAATCAGCACTTCATTCTCCTTGTAGAGCTGATAAATCAGCTTGTGCAAAAAGGCGGTGCTGTTCTGGTTGGGGTTCGGCTCCACGTTCCAGAGGTAATACTCCTCGCCCCTGTTTTCCTCATGCTTTCTGTAGGTCTTGAATGTGCATTTGCCGACTGCATTTGCAATCATCGCCACACAGGTATGAAATGCCAGCTCACGGATGCGGTATTCCTCCAATGCCTGCTGTAATTCCAGAGAAGAAATCTCTGCTGTGCCGCCAAGCCCCAGTTTAGATAAAATCCATCGTTTGATACTGATTCCCATTTTCTCACCCCCTTTAAAATACAAAAGCACCCATTGTCGGAATTTGTACAGGTGCGCCATCGCCAAGAACGGATTCTATTGTCATCGCCGCTACAAATGCCATGAAGGCATCATTCTTGCGGCTTTTTGCCTCGATTTTCGCATAGATAAAGTTGCCTGTATCTATGCCCGATTTTATCTTTGCGCCCGATTTTACCCGCTTTGTGTTGTTCACGCCCCACCGCAGATGGGGAACATTGCCCCAGTGCAGATATTGTCGGTTAAAGCACTCCTGAATCACAGGCTCAATCTGCATAATGTCGGACGGGCGTACCAGCTTGATATTTTTCTGCTCATCACTGAAGCCAATCTTTCGCAGGCTTTCTGCAACCAGCGCATAGCGGTGATGGTCGAGCGCAAGCATCTTGACATTGTACCTCCGCATACTGTCCCAGATGTAATTCGCCAGTAAATCAGGATGAATCCCGACATCGTCCACAACCGTAATCTCGCCGCGCTCTGCCCATTCCTTCCAGGGTGCTTTTACACGGTGCAGTGTTTTCGACCTTGCACAAATCCATGCGTGATTGATGTCGAACCTATCCGCACCTCTGCGGAAATGCAAATCTACAGCCGCCCAGTCATCCAGCTCCGCATAGTCCACGCCTGCAACACAGCTCCACCCTGTCATATCAGGCAGAGGCTTATTTGTTGCCGCTACGTTTTCATATTCCGTAACTGCAATCTCCTTCGCACCGGAACGGATGCCCATTCGCTTTGTCATGAAATCCCCGTTCTGCTCCGGATGCTCCAGCCACTCCCTGTATTCATCCTCCACCTCTGCATAAAGCTCCGGAAGATACGGCAGGGACGGATTTGCCATCTGCCAGTTTTCCGGATGATGTACCTGCGCCTTATCATTCAGGCAGCAGATGAAGGGCAGGAAACCGTTGTCCTCCTCACCCTCAAAAAGAATCCTGCGCCCTCTCGCTAAATAATCATCCAAAGGACCGTCGGAAATATCGCCGTTTGAGGTAAAATAGCCACGCCTTGGCTGTGCCACCTTGCCTTGTCCTGTGGTAAAAACCTTGATGTTGTCATAGTTTTCATACTGATGCACCTCGTTGAAGATAACCTTGCCGCTGCGCAAACCGTCTCGCCCCTTAGGGTTGTTGGTATGCCCTTTCATGACACCCTTGTTTTTCCGCCCCTGAATGACCTCTTTGGTGTGATAATAGTGTCTGCTCAGCTTCTTTTCCCATTTCGGGTTCTCCAGAACATCCACCAAATCCAACTGCGGTCGCTTCGCCTGATCTTCATTGTTGGCGCAGACATCCACGTCGTAATATTTTACAGGGTTGTAGGGGCTGATGCTGCACGCACCGTCAAAGGCAATAAAGCCATCCTTCCCTGCACCACGCCCTACCATGGCAAACACAATCTTCCATCTGGGGCGATTGTTGGATTTCCAATAGGTGCAGTCCCAAAGGGCAATCAGAAACTCCTCCCACGGGAACAACTTTTCAAAACTGAAATACTTAGCCAAGCCCAAATATTTCTCCAGCTGCTCTGTGTCCACATAGATTTCCTCTGTCTCGAAGCATTTTCGTATATGGGCGGCAAGTGCTTTCTGCTCCTCGCAGGCAATGCCGTTTTCGACAAGCTCAATGTATTCCAAGATATGAGGATTTAACTCACAGCTCATCATCCTCACCGCCTGCCGCAGCCTTCGCCTTAACAGCCTGATCTTTAAATCCGAGTGCCGCCCAGATGGAAAGCATCTGACTGGAAACTCTCGTTGCAATGGTCAGAGATTTGTTATCCGTGGTGCCCTTCTGGTTCTCGCCGTTCTGGTATTCAATGAATACACCACGCTCCGAAATATCATCATTCAGCATTTGCAACCAGCACCAAAGGCGCATATATTCATCCACTTTATCCTTGTATGGCTCCGAAATTAAGCCCCTGCTTTCCAGATCATCCTCAAGCTCTTTTTTCAGTGCCTTATATTGTTTTGTTTTTTTATAATCCTTCTTTCCTGCCATCCTTTTTCACCTCTTTTTCGCCATCTACCACACCCTCATGCGCGTATTTTCAATTTTTCTGAATTGTCGCAAGTACAACCCGACCGAGCCAAAATGCCAAAAACCCGTTTTTTTCGAGGGGGGGTATCATATTTTTCAAATCAATCCCACCTCTCCTCGGTGATTGGCTTCACAGTCTTTCCGTATCGGTATCGCACCGTCCGCTCCGGATGCAAGTCCTCATGGCACTGCCTGCATACACTGACAAGCTGCCGCTCCTCTCCATCCCAGATAGATAACGCAAGGTCGGGTCTGTCCTTCAGATGCTTGACATGATGCACAATGCCCGCCCTGCGATACCTGCCCTTTCGCTTGCATATCTGACATTCATGGTTGTCCATCCGAAGAACCTCCGCCCGCAGCTGCTCCCAGTCCTTCCAGTGATAGAAGGAATCTACGTTGTCAGCAGAAATCTTCTCCTGTAATTTCAAAAGCTGTTCTCCCGTCATCCGCATCATCCTTCCACAAATAAAAAATCCCGATAAGCATTGTAGCTATCAGGATTTCTTTTGATTTCTTTTGATATTTCTATTGACATTTACTCTTTTTCGTGTTATTATATAAACAGAAAGGAGGTAGTGCAAAATGAAAAAAGACAAAGACTTTAAGCTAAAAATTGTCGAACTTGTAATCCAAGCAGTTATTGCCCTAGCCGCTCTGATTACAGCCATCAAATCTTAGCAAGTTCGGGGAGTAACCCTCCCCTCACTTCTTAGATAAAGTCAATGTCTCATGTTTATTATAACCAATCGAAAGGAGAATGACAATGAAAAATAAGATCTCTGTTTTCTCGCTCCTATTCTTTTTTATCTATGCGGTACGCACAGGCTGGACACCGATTTTAAAAATCCTTGTAATTTTAAATTCTGCCCTTGTGCTTTTACAGACAGCTTTACAATACAAGGAGGTTCTGCATAATGCCAGAAAATGAGTATATCTCTGTTACCCAATTCGCCCAGAAGTTCGGTAAGGATGTCGGCAATGTCCGCAAGCTGATTAAGGATGGTCGCATCCCTGCAATCAAAATCGGGAATCAGTGGGCAATCCCTGCCGATGCTGAACCTCCTGCCGATAAACGCGTGAAGTCCGGCGAATACCGCAACTGGAGAAAGAAAAAGGATTCTTCCGAGAAGGACCGCTGATGCGGTCTTTTTCTTTTTTTCTCCATGATACTACTATAACACAAAAGTACGTCCCTTTTGTTACCCTTTTTTCTTCGAGAGAAGATAAAAGAATTTTCTTCTTGCCTCGTAAAATTTTCTGCGTCCGACAGGTATACCTAAGTACTCCAAAGGCACACCGTCCGCTACGTTGCTGAGGATGTATGTATAAATCTCCGCATCCGCTTCAATCGCCGTCTGCTCAATCATCTCTAAGTCCCGCTGCAGCTCCGTTCTTCTGATTGCTGTGCTCGCGGTCTTATCCGAAAGCTTGCCGCTACCACCACCGCTGAGCGGAGGTGAACCGACTTCCGTAATCGACCGCAGGAGCGATTGCTTTTCTCTGTATTGACGGCAGAAATATTTTAATTCTCTGTAGCGGTTGCCGGAGATATTATATCCGTCAAGCTTTAAATCTCTGTCCTTCATGGCATCCCCTCATTCCCATAATCTTTATTTCTTCAATATTCTTTCCCACTTATTCTAAAACATCTGCAAACTCACCATAACTTTTAGCCCTCCTCGGTCAGTTTTTCTGTCATTATTCAGCGCGTAATTTTAACTCTTAATACCCCCTTTTTCTTTAGGTGGATTTTCATTTTTTGTTCAAAACCTTGAAAATCATTGATTTTTCGGGAAATATTCCCTATCAAAAAATGCCAAACCCATGCCAAACTGCCAATACCCGTTTTGGCACTCCAGAAACCGTAATTTTCCAAGAAAAATACA